GGCTTCGAGGCGTGGGGCTACACGGGCTGCATGCTCTCGGACGTCGGTATCAAGATCGACCCCAAGGGCATCGCCACGGTCAGCGCCAAATACATGGGCTGGATCCCCGCCATCCAGAGTGCGACCCCCACCTTCAGCGAGCCGCCGCCGTTCCTGGGCTGGCAGTTCGCCATGACGAACGCTGGGGCGACCTCGACCCGTGGCCTGTCCTACGACATCGCGCTCAAGCGGCCCATCGAGGCCATCCATGCGAGCAACGGAACCCAGCAGCCGCGTGAAGTCTTCTCGGGGGTCCTGGACGCAGACATCGCCTACAAGGCGATCTACGAGTCGGACGCCGACTACAACCTGTACCTCCAGGCCCTGCAGAACAACCCGACAACGATGGTGCTGACGCAGCCCGTCGGCGCCGGCGTGAACGCGGGCGGGGCGTCGCTGACCCTCACGACGACTCAGGGCGGCTGGTCGAAGGGCAAGCCCGATGTCTCCGGCACCTACGTGCAGGCCGACTTCGAGGTCAACGGCGTCTACAACGCCACCGACACCGGCAGCGTGCAGGCCGTGCTGAAGAACTTCGTCGTAGCGGCGTATTAGGCCTCTGACCTGCGCCTTCCACTCCCCGGCCGTGCCCGCGCGTGAGGGCGTCGCGGCACGGCCGGGGTTCCACGCCCTCAACGCCCTCACGCACAAGGAGAATCCCTCATGTCGGGCTACACCAACCCCTACGTCCTGCTGACCTTCCCCGAGCTCGGAGACGACGTCTCCGTTCTGATGAAGAACCCGCAGCTGCTGCCCCCAGCCGACCTCACCCCCGAGGACGTTCCGGTCGACGCCGAGGGCAAGCCGCTCGACAACCAGGCCGCCAACGATGCGGGCTACAAAATGATGGCCGGGATCATCGTCGCCTGGAAGGTGTTCGAGGCGTTCAACCCGGCGGACACGCTCGACATCGATCCGGACGCCGACCCCGCCACCCTGTACGAGTCCCTGTCGGCCGGTGTCCCCGTCCGGATTGGGAAGGTCACGCCGGAGAACGTCGGCCGCCTCCCGATGGTGGTCCTCAAGCGCATCATGGAGGAGATCAGCCGCGTCGCGGACCCTCAGTAGGGCCCGGGAGCCCCTACTACGAAGATGTTCTCCTGCCGGTCGAGTCCATCATCGAAGGCACCTGGAGCGGCAAGGAGCCAGCACCGCCCGAGTGGGCGGACTTCGCACTGATGCGGCGCATGCACTGGTCGTGGGAGCAGCTCCAGGCCACGCCCATGTATGTGCGCCGGTACACGCTCGACTTCCTCGGCATGATCAGCGAGCAAGAGGAACGCGAGATGGAACGCGAACGCCGCAAGGCCGAACGGTCAGCGCGGGGGTGAGCCACAGTGGTGGAACTCCGGCCCGGCCTGTTCACGGAACTCTTCGCGGAGATCAACCGGGAAGCCCAGGTGAAATCGCGGACGTTCCTCACGCGCCTTGCACTCGCCGTTGAACGGCAGGCGAAGGTCAACGCGTCCTCCGGGGCGCACCGACGGAACACGCCCACGCCGGCGAGCCCGGGTTCAGGGCCGGCGGTCATCTCCGGGACGCTGCGCCGCTCGCTCACCCACTCGCCGATCGTGTTCACGGGCGGTGGCTGGGAGACGAAGGTCGGTACCGGTGTCGGGATGACCCCGCCGTATGGCCGCACCCCGTCCAGCAAGTACGGCTTCTACCTCGAAACCGGGCTGAAGAACGGGGCCACCTATCCGTTCCTGAAGCCCGCGTTTGACTTCGGGGTGAGGATCGTCGCCCCGCAGCTGTACCAGGCCATATACCGCCCCGGATGGCCGCGCGTCTGACCAGCAGTACGTAACCGCTCCGTTGATCCAGTGAGGGGCGGTGGTCCGCGTGGCCGAGGTCGCCGATTTGTTCGTTTTGCTCCGCGCGGAGACTGCGCCGTTCGCTCGGGGCATGAGCGAAGCCGCTGCCCGCGGGGAGTCGTTCACCGCCAAGATGGGCGGCGTCGGTGCCATGATGACCAAGGTCGGGAAGGCCACCACCCTCGTCGGTGTCGGTGTGGCTGCCGTTTCGGTGAAGATGGCGGCCGACTTCCAGACCGCGACGGTTCGCCTGGTCACTTCGGCGAGCGAGACGAACGACCATCTCCAGATGGTCCGCAACGGCCTGCTGGACATGGCCGGGCAGGTCGGCGTCAGCGCAACGAACTTGGCGAAGGCCATGTACTACGTGGAGGCTTCGGGCTATCACGCAGGCGATGGCCTGACCGTGCTGAAGGCTGCCGCGCAGGGTGCGGCGGCGGAGGGCGCGGACACAACGACGGTCGCGAAGGCGCTAACGGATGTCCTGAAGGACTACCACATGAATGCGTCGGCGGCCGGCAACGTCACCTCGAGGATGGTCACCGCGATTTCGCACGGCAAAGTCAACTTGCAGGACTTTTCGGCGGCGTTCGCGAATATCGTCCCTGCTGCGTCGGCGGCCGGCATCTCCTTCAACGATGTCGGCGCGGCGCTGGCCACGATGACGAACCACGGCTTCACCGCACAGCGGGGCAGCCAGAACCTGGCGCAGGCCCTGCGGAGTCTGCTCAACCCGACGAACCCGATGAAGAAGGCGTTCGACCAGTTCGGGGTGTCGGCGGCAACGCTGAAGTCCAAGCTGCACGGCCCCAACGGGCTGACGGATGCGATGGAGTATCTGTCGACGAAGGCGACGAAGGCTGGCAAAGAGGGGACGCCCGAGTTTGCTGCAGCGCTCAAGCGGCTCATGGGCACCGCGTCGGGCGCGAACGCCGCGCTGACGACGACCGGCGAGAACTTCAAGGACACCAGCGCCACGATCAAGGCCATGGCCGGGTCGACGACCGACGCCCAAGGCAAGGTCAAAGGCTTCGCTGAGGTTCAGACGACCCTCAACCAGCGCGTGAAGCAGCTGAAGGCCGGTTTCGACAGTCTGCTGATCCAGCTCGGAACGAAGTTGATCCCCATCGTTACGGCTGCGATCGGGTTCTTTACCCAGCACAAGGCTGCGACTGAGGCTCTCGCTGTCGCGATCGGCGTGATCCTCACCGGCTCGGTGCTGAAGTTCATCGGTGGTGCGCTGAAGCCGTTCGTGTCAGCGATCGGCGGCATCGGCAAGGCGGTCGGCAAGATCCCGTGGGACAAGATCGGTTCCGGGGCGTCGTCCGCGTTCGAGACGATGCGCCTGAGGGGCATGTACGCGTGGGATGGCGTGAAGTCCGGGGCGCGTACTGCGGGCTCGGCAGTCGCATCGTTCGGCCGGTCGGTAGCAACCGCGACGGCGACGGCTGGACGCGCGGCGTGGACGGGCATGGTCTCCGGCATTAAGGCCGTGGGCCTGGCGATGAAGACGGCCGCGATGGCGACGTGGTCCTTCACGAAGTCCATGGCAGCCTCGGCGCTCACCGCCATCCGCACCGCTGCCGCGTGGGTGGCGGAGAAGGTGGCGCTCGTTGCCAGCACGATCGCGGAGAAAGCTGCGGCGATCGCGCAGTGGGCGCTGAATACGGCGATGGACGCCAACCCGATCATGCTGGTGGTGCTGGCGCTGGCCGCGCTCGTTGGCGCGGTCATCTACGCCTACAACCACTTCTCCTGGTTCCGAACGGGTGTGCAGGCGGCCTGGTCGGCGATCGTGACTGCCGCACAGTGGGCGTGGGCTGGGATCCAGAAGGTGTTCGACCTGATCGTCTCCGGGATCCTGACCGCTGCACACGGCGTCGAGGCGGGCTGGCATGCCATCAGCAGCGGCTTCTCGACGGGCTACCACGCCGCGGTGGCGGTCGGCGCGTCGCTGCTCGGCTGGGTGAAGGCGCTCCCGGGCCGGATCATCAGCTACCTCGCCGGGCTCGGCGGGCGCCTGCTTTCACTTGGCTCCTCCGCCTGGTCCAGTTTCAAGTCGGCGGCAATCACTGGCGCCGCTGCGGTCCTCTCTTACGTGCGCGGCATCCCCGGCAGGGTGAAGAGCGCCATGGGGAATCTGGGCGGCTTGCTGCTCAGCGCGGGCAGGTCGTTGATCACGGGCTTCATTTCCGGCATCACGTCCAAGGCGGCGGATGCGTACAACGCGGTCAAGGGCGTCGTCTCGAAGGTCCGGAATCTGCTGCCGTTCTCGCCGGCGAAGGAGGGACCCTTCAGCGGGCGCGGATGGACGCTGTACTCCGGTCACGCCCTGATGGAGGGTCTCGCGCAGGGCATCACGGCGGGCGCACCACGGGCGGTGTCCACCATGAAGGGTGCCGCGCAGGCGACTGCGGACGCGTTCTCGAACACGCTGGGCATCTCGAGCCCGTCGAAGGTCTTCAGGTCGCTGGGGATCTACGTCAACGAGGGCCTCATTGACGGCCTCACCGGCAGCACCGCACGGGTGAAGGCGGCGACGCGCAGGATCGAGACGCTGCTGATCGAGACGTACAACAAGGTCTCTGACCTCAAGGGCCACAAGGGCGTCAGTAAAAGGTGGGTGGCCTCCCACGAAGCGACGATCAAGCACCTGGAGGCATACGCGGCGAAGGAAGACCGGGTTCTTAGCGGGCTCGCGGCGAAGCGGGACTCCGTCGCGAAGCGGATCAAGGACGCGCAGAAGGCCCTCGCCGCCGTACAGAAGCAGTGGTCGGCCGAGGTCAAAACCGTCGCCCAAGGCATCATGCAAGGGTTCAGCATCATCACGGCGGCCCCCCAGCAGGGGTTCGCTTTGACCGCGCAGGACGTCGTCAACAAGATGCGCGACCAGATGGTCAAAGCGCAGCAGTTCGCCGCCGAGTTGCAGGCCGCACAGAAGAAGGGCCTCCGCTCAGACCTGGTCGCGCAGATCGCTGCTGCGGGCGTCGATCAGGGCGGCGAGACTGCTGCCGCGCTGGCGAGCGCATCGAAGGGCCAGATCGCGCAGATCAACTCCTTGCAGAAGGCGACGCAGGGCGCGGCAAACGGTGTGGGTGCGGCCGTCGCCGACTCCA